CCGGCCAATCCTTGGATGACCAAGCCAATGCAGCCAGGTCAACTTTGCTGCATGAAATCCAACACGCCATCCAAAAGACCGAAAACTTTGGGCGCGGTGGCAGCCCAGAATCTGCAAAACTGATTGCAAACGCCCAGATTAAGTCTGAATTAGCGCCATTGGCCGTTCCATTTGCTACTAACCGTAAAAATTGGGAAGATTACGGCGCAGCTGCTAGATCAGAATACATGGTTCGGCTAGGTGATATTGCGACCCGAGACAATATAAAGCCAAGGATTATTTACAGTCTGCAAGACTGGTACAAATACGGCAATGATTACCGCCGTGAGGCTGGCCCACAACCTAAAAAGCCAGGCGCAGCCAGAGACGAATGGTTTAGGGGCGCGGCTCAATTTATCCAAGACCGCAATGTTTCGTCAGACGCTAAATACCAAAACCTGCCTTATGACAACCTGCGGGATGCTAAAAACGCCCAAAAACGGGCCATGACGCAGATCAAGAAAACCGATGAGTCTGCGCAGAAGTTTAGAGAATTAGAGGGAAAGCAAAAAACATTTGAAAAGATGTCGGATGTTGAGGCTTACAAGCGCCTGGCTGGTGAGGCCGAGTCAAGACTGACCCAGACTAGAGAAAAGCTGTCGATGGAGGAGCGAAGGGCTAATTACCCATTTGCGGAACAGTACGAGAGAACCATGTATGAAAACGGGAGACCAGGTAAGCCAGAGCGCTTTAACCAATATGGTCTTGATGTCCCCCGTGATGAAACCGTTTCATATACCCAATTTGGCGATATATTTGGTGACCCACTAATGCAGTTTATTGGAAAAAAACCAACACCAGACCCGCTAGAAATGTTTATTGGACTTCCAAAGAGTCGATAACCTGACCGGTCTTGGCCATGATGAGGTCCATCGTGCGATTAAGCACCGCCAGCCGCTGCTCACCAGTAAGCATTTCAAACTCTGTAGTAAAGCCAATGCTTTGGTCTTTTGATAGATAAAGATATAAGTCGTTCATTTCTCTTGTGCCTTTCTTAGTATTGCTCTAGCAAATTCATAATAAGCAAATTGATAAACAGATTTAATGCCGTATTCTTTGCCAATTTGTTCTATTTCCTCATCTGTTAGTGTCTTTAATTGTGGTGAGCAAGTATGAATAGAATCGCCTGTAACTCTTTGACCGCAAGCGGCGCAAGAAATCCAAGTGTCATAAGCGTTTAAAGTAACCGTTCCGTCATGGTTTGTTTTCATTTCTCACTCGCTTTCTTTAGTATTGCTTTAGCAAATGCAACAGGGTCATACCTTAAAGTAGGTTCATACCAAATTGCAGTTATTTCCTTATCTGTTAGTGTCTTTGCTGGATGAGCGTAAAGCGGAATGTTATTCATCTTCGCTATGGTTGGCGTATGCCATGTCGTAGGCTTTGCCCACTCTAGTTTGCGCTCCTCTACATTGATGTACGCTACTGGTTCATCTTTCATTACACTTGCTCCGCTATCTACAATATGGGGAGGAGATGTATTTATCCACCCAGCAAATGGAATGGGCTCTACATTAACGGTCAATGACCCATCCTTTTCGGCCAATATTCTGTCCTCTGTCGTAAAAGTAGTCATTTTTTGGCCTTTCTAGCAGCTATTTCCCGTTGAAGAATGTGCCAAAACTCAGATTTAATGATTTTCATGTCCCAAACCTCGATCCAGACTGTTTCCTGTTGATAAGAGTAAAGTTTTCTGCGGGATAACGCATCGTGCGGACCCCAACAGAAGTATTCCAAATAACCACAACGGTCTCATCCTCCACATAAAAGCAGCCCTCACTACTGTGGCCAGAGGTGGTGTAGTTGTAGGCTCGGTTTAGTTTGTTGTAAACCTTACCGTCTACCTTACATATATCATCCGTCAATACAATCTTTCCTCCGCCCTCATTGGGCATGGTTGCTATAGACGCAGCCGAGGCTAACATCGGTACAAACAGTAAACAACCCAACCATCTACGCATCGCCCTCTCCCTTTTTTTGATATTTACGCCTACTCTTGCGCTTATTACAAGTAGCACATTGCCACCGGTTTACTTTTTTACCCTCTTTCATAGCACCTAATGCTGCAGACTGCATTGTTTGACAACTCCCACAGAACCGCTTACCAGTTAAACCAATCTCAGCCGCTCTAGCCAACTTTACTATTTCATTACCGGACATCTAATACCTCTCAATAAACAGTTTACCAAATAAGATTAACACAAACAACAAGAAACGATTTATTATTATGCTACTGGAACTTATTGATTGAGTTAATCACTATGGCCGCACCGATAGGAAATAGCAATGCTGTAAAAGGCAAAATGTTTTACGACAGGCTCCGTAAGGCGCTGACGCAAGAGCCGCATCGTCTTGAAAAGATTGTGGGTCAACTGATCACACAAGCGGAGATGGGCGAGGCCTGGGCGGTCAAAGAGATTATTGACCGGCTGGATGGTAAGGCCGTGCAGACTAACCAGGTTGAGAACACCGATGGAACTCCGTTACTATCTGGTATTCAAGTCATGTTTGTGAGGCCCAATGAACAATAACAAACAATCCCGCTGGCTTTGTACTAATTGCCAAAAAATATCCCTTTGGGATAAATTGCTGTTTGATGATCAGGTGACTAATTCGCCGGTCATTCAGTATGGCTGCCCAAACTGCCGGCACATGAACTGCATGGAATACATAGACCCGCGCAATGACTGAAGTGGACGATCAAACGATTGTTGAGCAGCTGCAACAAGTTGTTGCCCAAGCAGAATTTCCTATCAAGCTGGCTTTTCTGTTTGAGCCCAAACGATATAAGATTTTGTACGGTGGGCGCGGAGGCGCTAAGTCTTGGGGAGTTGCCAGAGCATTATTAATTAAGGCAGCCAAAGACCCCATCCGCATACTCTGCGCCCGTGAATTCCAAGTCTCCATCAAGGATTCTGTACACAAGCTACTGACAGACCAGATTGACAGTCTTGGTCTGCAATCTTTTTACGAGGTCACTCAGACCAGCATTAAGGGTAAAAATGGCTCTGAATTCTTCTTTATTGGCCTTAAAAACAACATTACCAATGTCAAATCCTTTGAAGGCGTAGACATCTGCTGGGTTGAGGAGGCGCAGACCGTTTCTAAATCCAGTTGGAATGTCCTAATTCCGACCATTCGTAAGGACAACTCCGAAATATGGATTACCTTTAATCCGGAACTCGAGACCGATGACACTTACCAGCGCTTTGTGGTCTCGCCGCCTACGAATGCGGTAGTTCAAAAGATTACCTGGCGCGATAACCCTTGGTTCCCTATGACCTTGCGGGAGGAAAAAGACAACCTCCAGATGCGGGACACCGAGGCTTACAACACCGTCTGGGAAGGTATTTGCCGTAAGACCGTGGATGGAGCGGTGTTTGCTAATGAGATTACCCTTGCTGACTTAGAGGAGCGCATTACCCGCGTACCTTATGACCCAATTAAACCCGTCCATGCGGTTTTCGACCTCGGCTGGTCGGATAATACGGCCATTTGGTTTGTCCAATTTATAGGCTTTGAGATCAGATTAATTCGGTACATGGAGGATAGTCAAAAGACCATGTCCTATTACATGGCCGAGATGCAGAAGTTCGGGTATCACTTTGACACCCTTTGGCTGCCGCACGATGCCGAGAACTCAACTTTGGCAGCTGCCGGGCGCTCGATTGCTGACATTGTCAGAGCAGCCGGATATAAGGTACAGATTGTGCCAAGAACCCCAACTGCGGACTCTATCAATGCGGCTAGAACAATATTCAACAAGTGTTATTTTGATAGAGAAAATTGCCATCAAGGATTACAATGTTTAAGACATTACCGATATGATGTGGACCCAGATACCAAACAATTCAGTAAAACGCCGCTGCACGACATTTTTTCCCACGGCGCAGATGCGTTTAAATATCTTGGATTAGTGGTGAATGAGCCCCGTAAATCGGTAGCAAAACGAGCCGTGCAACAACCGGCTGGATCATGGATGGGATGATTATGGCAAACGACCAGCGTATACAAGACGCACAGAAATATCTGAGATTCGCCAATGATGCGGACTCTTACAATCGCCAGGATGCTCTGGATGACCTTAAGTTCTCATCTGGGGACCAATGGCCAGTTGAGGTGCAGAACTCCCGCAACCTTGAGGCTAGACCCTGCCTAACCATCAACAAGTTAGATGGTTTTATCCGCCAAGTCTGTAATCAGCAGCGCCAAGCGCGCCCCCGCATGAAGGCGCATTCAATGAACTCGGCTGCCAACGCTAAAGTAGCGGACATCCTGACCGGCATCTTTAAACACATTGAAGTTAATTCGGACGCAGATACCGCCTACGATACGGCTTTTGAATTTGCCGTGCGCATGGGCTGGGGTTATTGGCGCATCGTTACCGACTACACGCGCCCAGACTCGTTTGACCAAGAAATCTATATTAAGCCGATTGCAAACCCATTTACCGTTTATTACGACCCAAATAGTCAGATGCCAGACGGCTCGGATGCCGAGTCATGCCTGATTACTGAGGTAATGAGCAAAAAGGACTTTAAGGCCCAATACCCTAACGCAGACGATGGCGGCAACTTCAATATGCGCGGTACAGGCGATGCGGATGCCGACTGGATCATGAAGGATGACATTCGGATAGCTGAATGGTGGTACACCGAGCGCAAAAAGACTAAATTACTCATGCTTTCCGATGGTACGCAAGTCTATAAAGAGGACGCGCCCAGCGCAGAAATCATGATGGCAGCCGGCATTGAAGTGGTAGCCGAGCGCGAAACCATGCGCAAGACCATCAAATGGGCAAAATTGACCGGCATAGAAATTCTTGAAGAATCAACTTGGCCAGGCAAATATATTCCCATCGTGCCGGTTTATGGCCAGCAGCTGGTGGTTGACGATAAGCGCAAGAAGTACGGCATTGTGCGCATGGCTAAAGACCCGCAGCGGATGTACAACTACTGGCGTACTGCTTTGACTGAGTCTGTGGCTCTCGCGCCCAAGGCCAAATGGCTATTGGCAGAAGGCCAAGATGAGGGCCATGAGAATGAGTGGAACCTGGCTAACATCAAGGCCACGCCTGTACTGCGTTACAAGCAAAAAGACATTGAAGGCCAGCCCGCGCCCGTACCAACACGGCTGCAACCAGAGCCACCGGCTGCGGGAATTGTTGAGGCTACAAGCGCCATTAATAATGACTTGCAGACCGTAGTAGGCATATTTGACCCAAATATGTTGGCTCAAGGCAATATGTCTGGTAAGGCAATCCGCGGCCAGCAAATGCAGATTGATATGTCGAATTTCCATTATTACGACAATCTGACCCGCTCCCTCAAGCAAACGGGGCGCGTAATCCTGGACTTAATTCCTAAGATTTACGACAAAGAGCGCGTTATGCGGATCATTGGTTACGATAACCGCCCAGAGATGGTGACCATCAATCAGCGCATTGTGGACGAAAACGGTGCGGATAAGATTCTTAATGATGTGACCGTAGGCGAATACGATGTCTATATGGACACAGGCCCAGGCTATCAATCCAAGCGCCAAGAGGCAGTTGAGTCCATGATTCCATTGCTCCAAGCCAACCCAGAGTTGTTCCAAGCTGCCGGTGACCTAGTGTTCCGTAACATGGACTTCCCAGGCGCAGATGTGATTGCAGACCGTTTGGCTGCATTAAATCCATTAGCCAAAATTGATGAGAAATCGGACATTCCGCCACAGGTTCAGATGCAGCTTAT